AGCGACCCGCTAACCTCACCAAACTGGAAGCTGTTCTGGGGTACTCTGATCTTCTGCATTAGCTACGCCTTTGAGCAATAAATCTCGATGTGTCCAAGCGCTTTGTTGTCTGGCGCTGTGAGTCTCGGTTGCGAGCCTGGGCCATAGCGAGAGCCGCCTTCTGCTCCATCATCTGAGCCATCGAAGCGTCGCGAGCAACAGATACAGCAAGCACCGCTGCCATCGCGTACTCAACAGCTACAGTGAAGTAAGAGGGCCATTGCGCCTCAGTCGCACGGAAGATGTAGTCAGCAACAAGCTCATCAGTCGCGCTGGCATTGCAGTAGATGTTATCCCCGTAAGTATCGAAGCCGATAGGGTAATCATTCACTGTCACGGCATTCACCGTTAGTGTGTTTGCTGGCAACTGATAGCCTGCGTCCCAACGCCCAACAGGCGCGGAGGCAAGGCGGTTTAGAACCGCTTGATTGGTGGCAAAGCGCCACCGAGAATTGGTCAAGGATGCCCGCGCAATGTCTTCATACATTGCATCGCAAACGTCAGCCTCAGCAGAACCGTCCGCAAATGAAGTAATAGGCGCACCACCCATGAGGATAGACGCCCGCGAACATACTTTGATGGCTGTGTTTGCAATATCTGGCATGAAAGTTTGGGGGGAGACTTAGCCCCCCCCACCCCTATTAGTTGTTGTCGAGAACTTCGTAGATGCCGTTGTCGTCAATCGCAACCGCACCCATCGACATCATCGACGTGGCAAGGTGTGCAACCTTCTGAGGCACATAATTCATCTCGGTTTGGACATCGGAGTTGATACCGATACCGATTGCAGTCGTGTGGTATGCAAAGTTTTTGCCGCCAGCAACCGCAGAGGTCGAGAAGATTTTGAAGCCCAAGAACTCCTTCATGGTCATGCCACCTGCGAAGGGCAGGTTCTGATCGCCAACGTAGTCGCTCGATGCAAACTCGTTGATGTTGAACAGGTCAGCAAAACCAGCAGGCGACATAGCGAGATAACGCTGTCCGTCTTCTGGAATGTCAGCAGCACCAAAGGTTTCGAACAATGTCAGCAGGTCAGCTTTAGCAAGTGCGCCGGATGTATCAGCGATTTGCGTAGCGTTTGCACCAGCATCCATTGCGGCAACGATCAGCTCATCAGTCTTACGACCCAAGGCAGAAGCAGCGGATGTTGCTACAGCTTGGCGCTCGTTGATGTTGATCTTCAGCTCGTCCAGCTTGTCGATGTACTCGGCTGCGTAGTAATCAGCCATCGTTGCTTCGACGTTGGTGTGCGCCAGTTCCATCGTTGTCACGTCACCGTTGCGCGATTTAGTCGATGCAGCGCCAGCGCCGATCTTCTGGAAGCGTGCTACAGAACCGGATACGTTCGATGTGCGAACAGTGTTACGCAGCTTGGAGCCCATGCGCTGATACGCAAGGTGAACCTCAGTTTCAAACTGCTTGATAAAGGCTTGGTCAATAGTGTTGGCCATTGGATTTTCCTAAGAGTGAAGTTTACGATAGACGGGTGTCCGTTACTTCACTTCAATGAGGGTGTCCAATAGGGCCTCTCAGTGCATCACGGGCCGTGATGGTTCCGAACCAACATTAGTGTACCAGTGATTGCAACGCACAAAATGCACAATCGCGTTGCCACCTTCATCATCGTAGACGCCTTGAGGCTCGAACCCCAGGTTAGTCGCCCAATTCAGGGTGAACTTATTCTCTGACCAAATGTCGCAGGTAAGCTCATCATGGAAGTTATGATAGAACTGAACCAGCTTAGGTGCGGCCCGAACCAAGCCGCGCCAATGCTTTACGATCTCACGCGAGAACATGATCCAGAAGACGCCCTCATAGACGCCAGTGATTGCCAGGACTTCACCCTCAACCCAAACTGCATGGATTAGGTCATCGCCAAGGGAATCGATCAGACGTTCGTAAGGGCTGTCTTCGTAAAGAACTTCAAACTCTCGGACGTTCTCTTTGGAAAGAGCAGACACAAAAGGGGAGATGTCACGCTCCCGCAATTTGTGCAGCTCAAAGTTACCGTGCGAAATCAGTGGCTTAGCCATAGAGTTTCTTGAAGCCATCTTCTACCTGCTTAACAAAGCCAGCATCACGACGCGCTGGGTTGTGATACCGATCGTCCTGCATCATGGTCTGAAGTGACTCAGGCGTAAGGCGATCAACGGCAGAAGTATCGCCAGAGAATGAACCATCCTTCATTCCCTCCATGATAACCTCAAGCGCCATGATGCCCTCAGCGCTTTCGCACATCCGCTCAATGGCAGGCATTACTTCATCGGGGAAGAACTTAGAGGCAAAGGCACTAGCTGACTCAACGCGCGCAGAGGCATTGTCGCCAAGTCGAGCAGCCTCAGCATCGAGGTCAGGCACATTCTGTTGCGTGGCCTGCATATACATCTCAATGCCTTTTTGGAACTCGTCCTGGCTGTAGCCATTCTCAAACGCATGTTCCGACCACCAAGACATAAGCTCGCTATCAACCGCAGTCTCAGGATCAATTGACTCCGGCAACTGATAATCACCAGCACTCTCGGGCCGATCACCGTAAGCCTCTTGCTGAAGCTCATCGAGGATAGTCTTCCGAAGGTCTTCTTCTTTGCTGCCCAGCTTAGACTCCAAAGCCTTGTATGCTTTGGCCAAATCTTCGCCGGTGTTGTATTTCTCAGGAAGCCACTCCGGACGCTCAGGGAGGGAGGAGGGGGGTTCGCCCGAAGCGGCTTCCGTTTGCTCAACCTGCGTCGTCTCAGGCTGACCTTCTGTGATAAGCGATTCGCTCATTGCTTGCTCCTATGCGCGTGCGAGATACGTTGCTCAATCATGCCAACGAGATAACGCTGGCCCTCATGATGCCGTAATTCTTCCGATGTCACATTAGGCCCGTGAACCATTTCAATGGTGATCGAGCGCAAATAGCTAAGCACTTCCTTGCCAGTGGGCCCAGAAAAAACAGTGGCTAAGTTCTTGCTGATCTCAAGGTCGCGCTCCTGCGAGCGTTGAAACCCATCGACCCCAATATTAACCTTCTTGTTCAACTGGCATCCCCTGTTGCTGTTGAGCCATTTGCTGCGCTAATGCAGCTATCTGCTTACGCTGTTCTTCGTCACGAATCAAGCGGTCTGGCACACCAAACTTTTTAGCAAGGTGAACAGCTACTTCTTCACTGTCTATGAGCATCTGCAACATTTCAGGACCGAAGACGCCTCCAACCATTTCCAGGAAGCGAGCTACGCTTGAGATATCCTGGTTAGCTTGAGCCTGCGCGAGAGGCGATGTCGGCTTAACCTTGACCTCACGACCATTGATCGTTGGTAATTCGATACGGCCCTGCTTCTTCAAGATGTAGACCACACGCTGAAGAACAGGCTGAACAAGCTCAGACTGCAAGCGACCAAAGGCGGCGCCCATCCGGCGGGATAGATCGGCCATACGCTCCGCAACCTCAGTCGCAGTCGCAGGTGTCTTGTCAGGATTGCCAAGCATATCGTTGTATAGAGCGCGCTTAATGTTCAGCCGCATGTCGCTGAGAACAAGCTGAGCCACGTCAAAACGACCAGCCGCATTGATAGGCTGCAATCCGCTCGACCCCATTGCCTTGGGAATGATCGAGCCAGGAACCAACTGAATAGTATCAGGGTTCACAACGCCATCATCTTCCATCTGGTAAATCCCAGAGATAGACATCTGAGCATTCTCAAGGATCAACTCGATAGTTAGGTTCGTTGTCTTGATTGCCGACAGCGCATTAATGAGCGGGCCACGGCCATAGACCTCACCAGCACACTTAGTCCAGCGGAAGCAAACATATGGGTTCGAACCCACACCGTTCATCTGCTTGTAGTGCAGAACAGTCTTTGTTCGCTGGCAGATTGCATAGTGCAGGTACGCCTCTTCATTGCGCTTGCTGTAATCACGACAAACAACCTCAAGAACATCGGTCGTGTTGTCAGTAGACATAAGCGCCATCACCTTCGGGTCGAAGGTAGATTTAGGATACATCAGCGGCAAATGCTCGAAGGGAACCTTCTTGCGCTCGCGGAACACATGATCGATTCGATCGTCAGGGCCAGTGTCTAGCACAACATGTGGTAGGGGGATGGCAGAGAACACTACTGGATTTAGTGCATCCCCTTCCTCAACCGCCATAACGCCAGTACCAACCGCCAGGTCCATGAATGACTCATGCACCTCTTGGCCGAAGTTTGAGTTCTGGATCACCTCGAACACATACTCGGTAACTTCATCTAGCTCGTTATCAACGCGGTCACGTTCTTCTAGCGGAACCTCGCTACCTGCGGCAAAGTCAGCCCAGCGAGCAAAGTTAGGAACGATGCCATGCTGTAGTCGGCTTGCAAACTCTTGCACGCCAACGACAGCGGTCTCGTCAAAGATTTTATCATCTCGACGCTGGCCCGCAGTCTCAGCATAAAATGACTCACGCTGAGGAAGCGCATACTCATAGCACTCCTCAAAGAGAGGCACCCAGTTTTCACGGAATGCCTTGGCCTTCTCATACTTTGAGAGGTACTTCTTTGCGGCGTCGTTCATCGTGAGAACCGACCAATAAAGCCCGACCCAGTGTTAGATGAGGAAAACAGTGAGCGACGACCTACGCCACCGCGTGTGCCCTTGCGCTCACTGCGTGCGCTAAGAGCATCGCTAATGTCTTCGCGCTTTTGCCCGGCACGCTCTTGGATTGCCTCTTGCTTAGCTTGCTCTGCTTCCAAGCGCCGCTGCGCTGCTGCCTGCTGTTCTGCCGCTGATGGGCCGGATCGTCCGCACATGGTATGCTCCTTCTAAATTACGCATTGGTAAACACAGCGCTATCCAGCCATCAACGCACAATTACATGCGCGCCCACAAGCCTTGCCTACGCTGGCCCCTGCCATTTGATCGCTTGTTAAACACATCGAAGTCACGCTTGGCAACGGTATGCTGGGCTGCATTCTGATTGTTCATCAGAGCCCGGCCCTCACCAGCGCCAAGCATTAGGTACTGCAACGCATCGTGGATGTGAGAGAACATGTTCTTGTCAGGCTTGTCGGCATAGCGCTCACCGCTAACCTCCATACGCTTGTATCCGTATCCGCCCTCAAATCCCTTAATCAACATGCCACACCGACGATCAATCAAGAACGCAGCTTTACCCTCTGACATCTTCATCAGCTGAGAAGCCACCGACTCAAGGCGAAGATCAACAGAGTTTGAGTGTGTAGGGAACGCTCGAAGGCCCGCGCCCCTCAAGATTTGAAACGGCGTTGATTCATCGGTTTGAGCCCTGAAGTCACCAGCCGGATCACCGAAGATATGAACCTCCGGGCAGGCAAAGAAACGGGTAGACAGCTCGTTTCGCAGAACCTCTGCAAACCGAACCACACCCATATCTACGGCTACAATCTCAGATTGGATCAACCATCGGCCTCGAACCTTTTGCCCAATAGCAGCGGCAGGGGTAAGGCCGAAGTCAACACCCACATAAACAGGCAGGTCAGCCGCAATGGGTATCTCTTCTTTGGCGATGTGAACCTCAGGCGCGAACATTGGATACACTGGCTTCCCATCCTGAATGTGGCCAAATCGATTCATCACATAAACATCGATCCATGATTTCGTCTTACCCTGAACCAAGTTCGGATAGTACGAATTCATCATGTGCTTTTGGTTCTCGGCGCTCTTATTCGGCTCATAGCCGTTGATCTCGCCATCCTCATCGCGGGTCTCGATCATACCAGCGGGCTGAGTAAAGAACTCCCAGTTGTCTGGCTTGACCAGCATCTTTGCCTGCTCGCGCGGAATGTGGTCCGGAATAGGAACCTCACCGGACATGATAGGCCACCAGTGGTCCTCTTCGGGCGCGTTCGTATCAGCAATAACACCCGTCCAGGTAGGGCCACCATCGCGCATAGAAGGATAACGACCAACGCGCATAGTACACGCATCGATGATACTCTTTGGAATCTCACGCGCCTCGTTAATCCAAATGCCAGTAAGCTCCAATGAAAGGAGCTTCTTCACATCCTCTGGGCGATCGAGCGCCAGGAAAATTACCTCAAGATCAACGTCACCCTTCTTGATGTGGTGCGTGTAAGGCACCGACCAGGTGAACTTCCCCCAGCTATTCTCGGGAAACCAATCCAACCAGGTCTTAATCGTTGTGGTTCTCAGCTGCGGGTTTGTGTTCCGAATGATTGCCCAGCGGCTTTTACGCACCCCGTCTGGCCCCTTAGCCTGACCGAGCGCGCGCCGGAATACTTCAACACAGGAGCCAACAGACTTCCCGCTACCAACCGGACCGCGGATGCCGCGAAAGAATGTGTCCGACTTCATGAAAGCCTTTAGAACATCACCGTCCGGTTTGTATTTGAAGTCTATCACTTGCTGCCAATCTGGTTATCAATGCCAACCTTAATCATGCGACCAGCCACTTCGGGCCCGATCGACTCAATGATCTTGTCGGCCTCGTAGTTGGTTACAAACTCTTTGGGGTGGTGCTTCATGTGAACCAGCTTCACCACCCGCCGAAGAGTATCTCGCTCAGGCTGAGAAAGGGTATTGATAAAACTCAAGCCTACTTACTCCCGCCTTGGCGACTGAGGCGCTGCGACTCGGTATCCAGCTGGTTCTCAACCTTGTTCAAGCGCCGCTGAATGGCACGATAAGAAGGATTGGCCTTGTTCAGCTTCTCACCAATATCAACCATCGTGTTGTTGTAGGCGCGCAGGCCACGGCTCAACAGACTAGCGCCAGGCTTGTCTTGCTGCTTCTCTAGCTTGCCCTCCATTGCGCTCAGCTGTTGCTGCAACTGACGGTGCTGCTTCAGCAAAGAGCGGTGCAGGGAAGAGGAGGCTGGCTTGAATTTTGTATCAGGCATGTCTTAGTCCCATGCTGTTGCGCCCTTGGGCTTTGGTGGTTGCTTCTTTCTAGGCTGCTTAGGCTTAGAAGGGGTAGGGGTTTTCTTCGGCGCCGGCGCGTCAACCCAAACAAGGGGACGGGAGGCAGGCGTTCGAGTGGTTCCGCTAAACGTGCGACCCGCAAGCTCATGCGTGCCACCACTCCAAACCTCACCATCATTCTTAAACTGCCAGGGCATTACCGATACTTCCTCACCTTACGCGCAATGGCTTTAGGCTGAGAAACAAACTGCTTCCCCTTCGCACTACCCTCACGCTTTGCTTTTGTCGTGGCCGCATACTCAGAGGAAGACAAAGACTTAATCGCCTTCTCCGGCAAATAGCGCTCACCAGTATCCCGGGAACGCTTGCCACTCTTAGTGCGCCACTTCTGCTTGGTCCAATTAACCAGGGAACGCTGAGACGCCTTCATTATCTTTTAATATCAATATGGTAAAAGCCCGTGCCATCAGAAGCGCCACAGCAATCAATGCCTCGCTCATGAAGCTCAAGAAGCATTTCCATGAAAATGCTCGAACTTGTAAACGTAATTCTAGTCATGATGTGTATCCTCCACCTTTTGCTTTATATTCTTTGGCCAACATCTGAGCCTTACGAGCAGACCACTGACCAGGCTTACCACCCTTGCCACCAGCCTTCACCTTGCGGAAGATCGCCTTCCGCATCGCAGGCTTCGTATAATTCCCAGCCTTATTAACCTCACTCATCATTAACACCATACGGCATTAACAAATTCCTACGCTTCTGCCCAACCTTAACGCCACCGTACTTCGGCTCGCGGCTTCCACGCTTGGCCATGCTAAGAGAAGGCAAGGGCTGTTTCTCAGGCTTGTCCATCTCTTCATAATACTCATCAGCGGTCTTGCCGCCACCACCACCACACATCAGATCAATCCTTCTTCGCCTTGTTACGCTTACTAATAGCACGAGCCTTCGCCTTGGCATCAGCTTTGGACGATGCACCCCAAGCCCTCAAACTAAGAAGAAGACGCGTAGGCTTGCCCTTCTCATCACGCTCAGGGCCACGCATATTCCCCATCCGCGCCAAGAAAGAAGCACGCCTCGGGTTATCACCACTCTTAACAGGCGCCTTCAATGTACCGCCCTTGTAAGAAGCTCGACCCTTCGCGTTCAATCCCCCCTTCGGGTTCTTACCCGCCTTTCTTTGCCACGCCGGACTTTTTGCCATAGCCCTTACTCCTCAACTTCGCCTTAGCCACCTTCGTATCACTACGAACAGACTTCTCAGGCTTCTTAGCATAACGACCCATATCTCACCTCACACTTTTGTTGCGGACCTTAGAGCAGAAAAATGTTTGTGGGGGACCAGTGACGGAACATGTGTCTGGGATTTCCCCCCCCCACCCCTATCCAAGGTCAATACTAACTTTGATGTCCCCCGCCACCTGCACCTGGCTCCGATCGATGGGCTTGTAGCCAGCGCGATCAAGTAAATCCTTGCTAGCCTCTAGCTGCACGTACTCGCTCTTGGCCCCTGTTGCCAGTCTGCGCACGGTGTTGACCGCTGCCATAGCACTTAGCCCGAACTCCTCATTCATTCGCTGCATCATGTACTGCTGCACGTGTGGTGTCTTCAGGCTCTTGTACGCACTGACATACCCAGCCTTGCCAGGAGCGTACCCAGCCTTCTCAGCGGCCTGTGCTGGCTTGAGCCCCTCTGATACCATTATATCCACCAGAGCTATCTGACGTCTGGTTAGTTTTCTAGTTGCTACGTTGCTCATCAGCGTCTCCTTGTAGCCCCCCTCTCCCTCTCTCCCCCCGTTGATAACACGTCGCTAAACCCTTGTGTCAACGCACAAAGAGTGACCTTGGGCCATACTCCGCCCTCCTTTGGTCGGGGTGGAGTACCGCGCTACTCATGAACAGAGCCTGCGCCTTGCTTGTCTCTGCCCTAAAGGGTGAGTATCGCTTGTCCGGGGTTGCGCTCCATTCATTGCTCTTTCCTGGCTGAAGGCGAAGAAGGGAGAGAATAGGATAGTGAGGGGATTTTTTGCTAGTGGACGGCTAGATCGAGCCCTGCTTGGAGCAGCCCACAACAGTTCGCAATGGCCTTCTCCCACCCTCTCTCTGCCTTGCCGATGTGGCTCTTGTTCCGATAGCTCAGCCTGCTTGGCTACTGTTGGCCTGCAAGACAAGACCATTGCGAACTGCAAGCCTCCTTACGTCGGTTGTGGGCAACTCCTAGCCTGTCTCGTTCCAGCCGCCCACTTTGGGCAAAAAAACGCGGAGCAGAAGATAAAACAACCGATCAGGAGAGAGATCAGATGACACTTGTAAACGAAATCGCGGAAACATTCACCAACATGAGCGAGCAATTCATTCGTTCGAGCAACACCGAGGGAACAGCCGACGGTTGGCGCCAAGTAGACACCCTACGTTTTATGCGGCAGATGAAGCTGCAGCAAGAGATTCGCTTTTGTGAGTACTGGTTACCCCGCGCGGAGAAGCGACTGGACACGCAACGCGGCTGGGTTAAGCACTGGCTGCGGGCCCGCAACGGCGACGAGATCAGCGAGAACAACTACCAAGCCAGCGTTGCACAGGCACAAGCCGAGCTATTCACCGTTACCACGCTCAAGTCCCTGTTGAGCGAGGCGCAAGCGGCTTACAAGGCAGACTTCGGAGACGGGTACAGCACCGCCCCAACGTCCAACGTGCTGGACGACGGAAGTCAGCCAGAGGTTAGCGCCGAGGAGCGTGCCAAGTTAGCGGCCCTGGGCATCGAAGCCTAGACCACACCAAATAGCGGAAACAATGGCGGGTCACTCGAGAGGGTGGCCCAAAAAATTTTCCGCTCGCTTCGCTCGCTCTCTAGCCTGCTTCTCCTGACAGGGACTAGGATGGCTGAAGTTGATCCTGGCTGAGCCGTTGAGAGTGCCCAGCTATCAACGGGAACACCCAGAACCCAGGTCTCTCAGCTGCGAGCGAAGCACCCAGAACCCAGGTCTCTCAGACACACAGGACAACGCTGGTGGCGAGGGTCATCGGGGGCCACGCGGGGGATTGAATCTGTAGCGGCAGCTGCCGGTGCCGAGATCGCCTGCGAAATTTAAAACGAAAAGGAAAGCACATGCCTAAAATTGCACCCGTCAATCTGTTCCACACTCCCGAAGATTGGGACGAACTAATGAAATGGATTGACGCACACAGCCTGGAAGATCGAGCGCATCTAACTTGCGCCGCAGCAATGGCCTGGAACCTGGCCGCTAAAGTAACTCAAGAAGGAGAACCCAAATGAAGTACGCATACACTGACATCGGAGGCACTTACGTTAACATCGCAATCACACTCGATGACATCGATCGATTGCTAGATATCATATCAGAGATTGAAGACGCGCAAGATACATACACCCTGCGCCAGTTTAAGAAGCTGCTTCTCGAGAGCAAAGAGAACTCAGCTGTCCTATTGGAATCACACGCTCGCACAATGAAGGCTTCTGAAGATGTATAAAGTATTCCACCGCACATGGTGGCGTGAGAATCCAGACTGGCCCAAAGGTCTGGAACCACACGCCGGACCTAAGACAACCATCGGCTTTGCCACCACCGAAGCAGATGCTCAAGCACTATGCAAAGAATACAACTCAAACAATAAGCCAGGTCGGCTATCACGCAAAGCGGAGTACGAAAATGCCTAACCCAACAGTCGCACCAAAGATGACACGTCAACACTACAACTTCATTGCAGATATGATTGGACCTATGGTCGCTTGGCCATCACAATTGCAGGTAGTAGCTGACGAACTTGCAGCAACCAACCCTTTGTTTGATAGGGATAAATTCTTAAAGCGATCAGTCGCAGCTTGGGAGAAACGAAACCCTATGCCGGAAGACATCGATGACTCAGTACCATATTGAGAAAGGAGAGCAAGATGATTGAAACACTAGCGTTTGTAACGATCGTCGTGACGCAGGGCACACCTGAGATTCCTCTTGGCACACGCTTCTATTCGAGAGAGCCTGTTGAGTGTGCCGTGGCCATGGACTGGGCTATTCAAATGATCGAGGACCAGGGCGGTAAAGCAGATGGACACTGCGAATACACTCATGCGCCCGCAACATCAGTCAGGCCCACAAAGCGCAGATAAAGGGAGAACGACATGACAGTACAGGCAATCTACGCAACCGATGACGTAGAAATAACATTCACGGCAGAGCTATCACCCTGGGACTACGGTGTCCCTGAGTCACCCACATACTATGAAGTAGATGATGACACGATCAGCGTTCACTCCATCGAAATGTTTGGATGCGACGTGACGTATGAGAAGCTGCCCAAAGATTTACAGGCAGCAATCCTCGACATAGCAGACGAGCTAGAATTTGAGTGAAGTCGTGCGAGGCGCATGGTTAAAAATGGTTGGCGCATTCGGTAACACATTCGTCCACACTGCAAATGCCGTATGAATCACGCCTCGCATAACACTGATAACAAACGGAGAACCAAATGGAAATGCCAATTGCAGATCGAAGCCCAACAATTTGGATCATGCGCAACGATGCACTCTGCATCTATCGCAACGGTGAGATTGTTGCCATGATTCCAGACCATCAATTCCTCAAGGTCATGCGGAATATGATCGAGCACCTTGACTCGAAATAAGGATTGCTGCACTTACGCAGCATGAAATCATATCTGAAACTACTCGAGGAGAAGTCGGCTGAGTCCGGCATTGAATTGCTGAAGGCGTTCAAGGCTGCAAGCATACCGACTTCGACCTTCTATCGCACCGTCAATGGCGTGACTGAACTCCGTTACGAGACAGCAAGGAAGGCCATGAAGGAACTTGAAAAACTTCACGCACTTCAACAAGCCCGTGAGCATACCAGAGAACTACGAGAGTCTGGTGAAAGAATTGATCGACGCAAGGTTAGAGCAAAGTTTAAGCCAAGAAGCTCTAGCTCATAGCATTGGATGCACTGTATCGTTGGTTCACAAATGGGAAACACACAAGCGAATCCCCTCCGGGTTCCTTCTGATGTGTTGGTTGGACGCTCTTGACTACGAAATCCAAGTTAGAAAGAGGCATCGCTGAGTGCGACTCCTGCGAACGACAGGTTAGAAACTTTGTCGCTGTCCTCAAAAATGGCCACGAGAAAACAAAGCACAAGCACTGGTTTGTGTGCATGAGTTGCTATGAGAGGGACATATGGCAAACAAAAATAAGTCAAAGGGATACTATCACGAAAGAAAAATCGTGGAGTGGCTCACGAAGATCGGGATCAAAGCCAAGCGCCAGCCCCTCTCAGGAGCGTTGGGAGGAGAGTATCGAGGAGACATCAAGCTCGAACTCATGGGACACGAACTGGTAGGTGAGATTAAGTACCGGGACAAGTCAGGTTTCCCGAGTCCATTCACAGTATTAGATGGCCGAGACATGGCCATTTATAAGCGGCGAACTGGAGAGCCGCAGACGATCGTCATCCTTAGAGGTGATATATTTGAACAGCTGATGGAGAACCAGCATGACACAGAAACAGGAGATACTTAGCTATCTCAAGACAGGTCAATCACTGACCCCGATGGATGCCCTTAAGATATTCGGCACGTTTAGGTTGGCGAGCCGAATCTTTGATCTCAAGAAGGAAGGATGGCCCATCATATGCGACCCCCTAGATATAGGCGATGGTCGCAAGGTCGGTCACTACTTCTTGGTCAACGACAAAGATAAGTGGCCAGAGAAGCCATGGCCCTGATATAAAAAGAAACGCCACGTGGGAGCGCGGCGTTTCAAGTAGCGAGCAGGGTCACAAGTGGAGAACTGATGACAAGTCAGGTGAAAGGACCAAATGACTGACTATGATCTTATCGTAGACATTGCGCTTATGCCAATAAAAAATGTGACTGCGAAAGCGGTCCTTCTGGCACTTGCCACCTACTCAAATTCAAAAGGTGAATGCTTCCCTTCTCAGCCTAAGCTTGCTGAAGACACAGGCATAAGCGATCGAACAGTCCGCACTGCAATCAAGTGGCTTGCGGAGAACGAATACATCGAAGTCATCGCTCGCCCGAACACATCGAACTTTTACATCATCAACTCAATGAAGGAGTACGACATGGACCATGAGGAAAAATCTTCCTCCGAAGTAGTAAGTAATATTACTAAGCTAGAGTTAGCTAATAGTAATAAAGTTATAACTACTTCCCCGGAAAAATCTTCCCATCCAGGCAACACAGCGTTCTTCCAAGCGTTCTGGCATGCCTACCCTCGACGCATTGGCAAGGGTGCTGCGCGTACTGCGTTTGCCAAAGCTCTCAAGTTTGCTGACGGTGATACCATAATCCAGGGCGCCCTTCATTATTCCCAGCACTGCGATGAGATGGGCACAGAGAAACAATACATCCCACACCCATCGACCTGGCTTAACGGTGAGCGTTGGGAAGATGACCTCGAGTCAGAGAAAGCAGAAACCAAAAAGGTAATCGGATGGATCAATGACCTATGAACAGCGCATCAATCTCATCAAGGAATGGTTCAAGGCTGACATCATCAGTCGCTTCAACATGCCACGAGATCTCGATCCCACCCTCGTTGCAATGGACGTGATCGAAGCAGTCAACAGCAACATCCCCAACCAGGCGACACCGGAGCGGGTGCGTTCCCTCGTCGCCCTCATAGCGAAAGAGGTAACGCAAACCGCGCGCACCAGAACCCTACCTTCGGTCAAAGAGTTCGTAGATGCAGCCAGGAATGTAGCTCAGAGCGGCGGAGCGGCTCGCTCAGCACCAACTACCACCTCTCTGGACAGGTACCACCTGAACGCACAAAGAATACTCTCAGGCATGCCCGTGTGTGATTCATACCTTCACGGAGATGCACGCAAGAAACTCATTGAGGAGTACAACATCACTGAAGAGAACCTGGCACCTTACGATTCTTATGTTGCAAGGGCTGCACATAAGCAGTAACCTACTATCGAGGATGGGAGTCCTCACCACAAAGGAGAACAGACATGGACCGTACCGGATTTATCGGCGGATCAGATTGCGTGAAGATCATGCAAGGAAGATGGCTTGAGCTATGGCAGCAAAAGACTGGCCGCTCAGAACCAGAAGACCTAAGCCGCAACATCGCAGTGCAGCTTGGCATCTGGACAGAAGACTTCAACATCAAATGGTTTGAGCATGAGTATGGCTGCACAGTCACCGACACTCAGAAAACATTCCAGGAAAAGATTGGCTATGTCCCGGTTAGGGGCACGATCGATGGCATGTATGATGGCTGCATCGTAGAAGCCAAGCACACCAACTCCATGAACAACATGGACAAGGCGATCGAATACTACATGCCACAGATTCAAACGTATGCCCGCCTAGCCAATTCTGATGGCGCGTACCTGTCTGTCATCTTTGGCAACAACAAGTGGGAGTCGGCCTATGTCAAACGCAACCAGGACTATTTCGATTCAATGTGGACAGTGGTGTCAGACTTCTGGGGTTACGTTATTCGGGATCAAGAGCCTGTTGGTATTGAGACACCATCGATCAGCATCGACAAGATCGAGGTGGACAACATGGTTCGCCGTGACGCCTCAAGAGATAACGCATTCATCGATGCGGCTCACACCTACCTAGAGCATGAGCTTGCAGCCAAGACATTTGAGGGTGCCAAGAAAGACCTCAAGGCAATGGTCGGCAGCGATGAGCGGGAGGTCTACTGCAATAGCCTAACGGTTAAGCGTGACAAGCGTGGCTCGCTACGCATCACCGCGCGCAAGTAAGGAGAACATCATGAGCAACATGGAAATCTGGGACAAGCTGTCCAAAACTGACCCTAAATATCTCAAGCCAGTTAGCTTCGGGTCGCGCAGCTTTAGTGCTATCGACCCTCAATACCAGGTCATGAAGATGACAGAACAGTTCGGGCCTATTGGCCAGGGCTGGGGCTGGGATAGCAGGACTGAGATCGTGAGCGTATCGAATGGTGACAGTGCAGTTATTGCCCATGTCACTGTATGGCACACAGATCGAGCCAACTCATTCGGCGCCTTCACTGGGTGCCGCAAGTTCTTTGATGCAGCCAAGAGCCGGATGGCCGAAGATGCACCGAAGATGGCAGTCACAGACGGACTGACCAAAGCGTTGTCCCATATCGGATGTGATGCTGATGTCTTCCTTGGGAAGATGGATGGCAACAAGTATGCCACATCAAAACCTAGCGGTGGCAACAGTGGGGGGTGGTAGAAGCCCCACGAAAAGAAGCGCAGTAAAACTTACCCTGCCGGAGGTGCAAGCTCTTATTTCTTGCATCATCGACAGTCTGCAAACAGGAAAGGAAAGAAGCGCAGACCAAAAGAAAAGCATCGTAGCCGCAGGGCGTAAACTAAGACACTTAGAAGCACACATTCAAAGGAGCCAGAAGCATGGCAGACTATGACAACACAGACCGCGGTGCAGCATTCGCACCATTCGAAACGCAGAAGCTAATCCTGCAAGGCAAGATCAATGACAACGGCGAAGACAAGAAGATCGTCCTGGTTAAAGATCAAACACGCGATGGCAAGACCATCATCGAGGTCTTCGAAAAGACAGGCGTTCTGTTTGAGAACGATAAGAAAGGCAATGAAGCAGCGCCAGACTACACCGGCCCATTCAATGTATTCCGTCGGCTTGCTGCATGGCGCAAGATGAAAGACGATAAGCCCTACATGACCTTCAATGTGTCTGACAAACAGTCAGGCCAGCAACAGTCCAGCAAGCCACAGTTTGGGCAAGACCTGAACGATGGCATCCCCTTCTAATTACTGCCCGGTGCTTTTGCATCCAACTGGCGGGGCTTCGGTCCCGCCTTTTTCATCAGGAGAACACCATGACAGACTACAATGAAATCTTCTTCTCAGTGGCCAAGAAGCATCACCTCACCGTAGAGCAAATGCTCCGCAAAGACAGAGATGCCAGGCTCGTTAGGGCTCGCCAAGAAGCGATGCACGCATTCAATGCGGCAGGATACACAACAGGGCAGATTGCTAGGTTCTTCAATATCCACCACTCGTCAGTGACGCACGGCATCTATCGGCACAGCGAACTATTAAAAGGACCGCAAGCTAGCAAAAAGAAAATGCCTTGCCATAAAGACGTGGATCATGAGGCCATGAGATACGCGCGGAAAAAGGGAGATGTCTTCAGAAAGATAGACCTGAAGACAGGCTCGATGTCAGAGCTGCTTTATACCAGGCTCTCCGAAGAATGCCTGGATAAGTGTGTGGATGAAGCGATCAAAGAAAGATACGAAACCATGGCCGAATACTTTGCGGATCAGATCACCGATGTCGTAATGAATTATGTCAACTCAAAGTGAGGCCCATCAATGAATGGGCGCTTACCTTGCGACCGGCGAAGATCAACGTACTCATTCATCGCCTCTTCCATAGTCCCGTCCCATTTACGAATATCATTGATATGCCAGGCTGCACCCCAGCGAAGGCTAACGCCCGTAGCAATAGCGGCCTGCTTCATCGCATCAGCAATGTCATCGTAAAGACTCAACTCCCAGGAACCACGCGGGCCAATGTATGCCATGAGGTCCGCAGCGTCACCGTCCAGGTGCTTAGACTTCATGGTTTTGCTGGCGCCCTTGGCTACTAGCTGGCGCTGCTCCTCAATCGTGCGCACACCGCAGATCACACCAAAGTCAGTCTTGGTCAGGTGAATAGCAGTTTTTATTACCGCTACCAGATGTTCATCCACGCCTGCCAGCTTGCTCAAGCTGCGTCCTGAAAGTCGGAAGGTCATTTCTTTTTCCTTTCGAGAAACCCTTCAGCAGCACCAGCGCCAAAGTAAAAGCCTAGAATAACCAGCATCGACCAGCCAATCTGAAAGTCCTCGAGCACCTGTTGAACCTTGGCTGCGTCAGCTACGCGGTCCATCAAAGTAAAGCCTAGCACCATGGCAAAGCAGATTAGGTACGTTGCAGTGAAAGAGAATGCGATCACACGTTGCGCCAGCTTGAATGGAGCATAGGCGTTCATGATCTCGACCTTGGCTTTGGTCTTAGCCGCGATCTCTTCCTCAGTAGAGGTGTGAAAGCTATCAATCAGATCGATGCCTGACTTGATTACGTCACCTGATCCAAAAATCTTTGCAAGAATACCCATCAGATTATTTCCTCAATGCTTCTTCAATGCCATCCAGCTTCTCAAACACGCGCTTAAAGTTTTCGCGCACCTCTTTGAACTCACGGTCATGGGCCTCTTTGTTGGCCGCAGCGGTAGCCTTCAGAACCTCGATGTCGGTGTGATGCGTGTTGATCTTATTATAGATCAGCCAGACAGCCGCGCAGATTGGCACGACGATGTATTCAATAACGAGGTTAAGTAAGTCCATAGCTTTATTCCGGTTTAGCAGGCCACGTCACATCATCTCGGAAGTTATCCTGCTGTGTCACTTCCGAATATTGTATCATCACCAGAGACATAAATCACTGTGTCATCTGCAATTACAGAGGCAATGGTGTCAATCACTGGTTCTGTCTGTGGCTCAACCCAAGACACTGACTGCTCATCCCAGATATACGCATTGCCATCGTCAGGATAGGCAACAGGTGCAACCCAAGTGCAGGTATCTTCGTCTAGCGTCCAGCTTGGATATGGCTGTGGTGCAATGAAGGCATCACGCTGTGGGTCATACCAATAACCAACGCCTGCAAAGTTCTTGCGGAGGTTGCCGTTGTAGCTTGTTTGCACCCATCGACCGCCAAGCAGTTTCTCGCAGAAGGCAGCACCAAGATGCTCTTGCTCAACACCATTTTCGTCAAGCAGTTCGCTATTGTTGACCACGATAACTTCAGCAACCCTGTATCCATTACCAACGATTTTTGCAAAGTGTGCCATGCTGCCTCACTGATCTGGGAATGGGTCTGTTGGTGGGGTGAAGTTAGTGGTGTAGCGAGCCACGCCCTTGGTAATGCGTAGGTCGTCTATGTAGCCATCCCAATAAGAGGTTGAAGATGTTCCAGACCCCGATCCAAAATATCCAATCGTTAGTGGGTTGCTTGATCCAGATGTTGAGGAGTTAGTGCCAGATGCGGTTTGCGTCCCATTTAAAAACGTCCTAAAAGTGTTTCCGTTTCTTGTAACTGCAACATGATGCCACTGATTTAACGCTACAGAGCCACCACTTATAAAGACATCGTTTGTGTTATCTGGCGACCATACAAGGCCAACAACTCCGTCTCTTATGCAAAAAATCCATTGATCCTCGCCAAGACCTTGGGGCCACACAGCCGCAATCGTATGAACTGTTCTGTTTTGCTGCGGATAAATCCAAGCCTCTATTGTGAAATCAACAGCACTCAGCCCAAAGTCAAAAGCGGTATTGGCAGAAGAAAATAAATAATCCCCACTCCCATCGAACTCCATCGACCCAGTGCCAAACTTAGTCACCGCAGTGTCGATCTGCGCATTGCCCACAGTCTCAAGCACGTTCTTGCCAGTGCTGTCGAAGATGCCTGCGTTGGTGAAGTTGCACAGAAGCGATGTGTTAGATACCGCAGTGAGGGGTGCGGTTGGTGGGGTGAAGGCAGATGTATAGAGGGCTGTGCCTTTGACAAGGCGGAGGTCGTTTATATAGCCGTTTAAGTTTCCATACCCGCCATTGTTTGTTGCGCCAATCTGCAAGGCGCTGGTTCGGTTTGGTATAACCAGACCAGTTACAGAAAAAGTGTTTATAAGAACACCATCCTTAAAAATGTAAAGTGTATCACCTGAACGTGTGAAAGCGTAATGGCTCCATGTGCTTAAAGGATTAGATACAGAAGCAGTATAGTTTACATAGCTAGCTGCTGAACCATCAGGCGAATATGAGAAGATAATAGAACTAGAACTTATATACGTTGTCCATGACTGGATGCCAGTAACCCACTTACTTACAGGCGCAGAAAATGAATTGCTGCCATAAGTGTTAAGGTAAACCCAACATTCTATAGTAAAATCAGAACCTTCTAGGTCAAATGCAGTGTTATCTAATATCGACAGATAGTCCCCACTCCCATCGAAATACCCGCTACCGCCGTGTGTTGCAGGGTTATACGGGCCAGACACGCTGTATGGGGAAAAACTGCCCTGCGTGGTGTTACCATTGCGGGTGATGGTAAAGTCGTTAGTGCTGCTGTCGAGGAACGTGTTGTTCTGCGCACCGCTTGTTCCATCGCCATGCAGCAATAAGCTGACATCAGAAAAGTTTGGATCGCTTGGAGGTGTGTATAAGGGCCAGTTATCTCCACGCACAGCGTCACGCTGCTCTTTCAAAGACCAGATGCCATATGCCGATGATGATGAAGGAAACTGTGCCATTAGAACGTGATGCTCCCCGAGCCAGTAAAGGTGTAGATGTTATACGATCCGTCTGTCGTGACAGTTGGTGAACCTGTTGTGGAGGCTGCGGTTGATAAAGTGCGGATGATTACTACGCCTGAGCCGCCTGCTGCTGCTTGCGTGTAGCTGTAGCTACCACCACCACCACCGCCAGTGTTTGCAGTTCCAGCAGTGAACGAGCCACCACCTGCACCACCGCCACCCTCAACGGGGCCAACAGTAGTTGAGTCACTATATAATGCACCGCTACCACCACTTGCACGAAGAACAGCAGTGCCAGTAATGCTAGATGAAAGACCTGCGCCGCCTAAGTGGTCGGCTACTACGTTGGCCTGAGACGATGACGTAATGTCAATTGGCTGTCCGCCTGCACCACCACCGCCTGCACCACCTGCGCCGTTGCCAAAAGTGTTACCGCCACGGTAGCCTTGACCAGTTGTGGCAGCACCACCACTTCTTGTTGCATCGGATGCACCACCACCAGAACCACCAGCGCCGCCGTTTTCATCGTTAGCGCCGCCATAACCACCACCAATAGCTGTGAGGCTAAATGCTGAAGAGTTACCGCCAGTTGTTCCTGATGAGCCACGATCCTTTGGAGGGCCACCAGCGCCAACAGTGATTGTATATTCTATGCCAGTCTCTAGTGACAAGCTTGTACCAGTCAGGTATCCACCCGCACCACCACCGCCGCCTTGCCATTCACCACCACCACCACCGCCTGCGATGATAAGATAATCAACAGATAAAGGCTCAGGCAATGCAGGCCAGTTATCACCCGCCTCAGCTTTATAAGCATCACGTAAAGACCAAACGTCAGATGCAGAGGATGTTGTTGGATACGACATGTCTCACCTCATTGATCTGGGAATGGAGCCGTGGGCGGCGTGAAGTTGGCAGTGTAACGGGCAATGCCCTTGGTGATGCGGAGGTCGTCAATATAACCATCAAGGTTTTCAGTTCCGCCGCGATTTATACCAACTCTGGTTACATACGACCCATAGTTATAAGAATAATTAACAGTGTCATCCAAAGTGCCATCAACATAAATTTTTATAGTGCTGCCTTCTCCAACCATTGCAATATGATACCATTGCCCAGTTGAAAAAGAAGTTGAACCAAGTGAAGCTGACTGGTTACTATAATAAAAATAAAGTCGACTACTGATATATGCTAATTGCCAGTTATCACTTTGTGAAGATGTTCCCTGAGATATAATAGAATCATTGTCAGACAGCGTGTTTAAGTAAACCCAAAACTCAATAGTAAAATCACCAGAGCCAAAGGTAAGGGCTGTGTCGGCGGCTACAGAGATATAATTCCCAACTGCACCAAACTGCATCGACCCAGTGCCATACTTTACAACCGCAGTGTCGATCTGCGCATTGCCGTTTGCTGTTACAGTAAGATTATTAGAAGAACTATCAGTAAACGTAGTCGAGCCATCAGTGCCATCGCCATGTAGCAATAAGCTGACATTGGCAAAGTATTGGTCAGTCGGAGCAGCAACAGGCCAAGCACTGCCCAGCAATGCCCTGCGCTGCTGCTTCAGTGTCCAGACGCCATCAGCTACACTGGATGATGGGAACTCAGCCATTAGCTAATCTCTTCGTAGGAGCAAACCGCCTCTAGGTCAGATGCCGCACTGGCAGTCAGGCGCAAGCTGTCGCCCTCTTCAAGATAGATAGGCTTCGAGATAACATCGAGCGTTGCATCGGCAGGCACAACAATCGTCTTGCCAATGTGATACGCAGTGCTTGAGCGGAATAAATCCACGTTAATCTCAGCGTTATTTGTGCCATCCACATTCGACACATACAGCGCATTGACCTTCAGCACCTTACCGCTTGCCGCAGAGTTGGTGGCGATTGCCGTGGCGCTAGTGCCAACAGCCTGCACTGCCGTTTTGCCTGTGATTGTAGTTACGTTCACAATATTAGGAGCTGCCATTTTTCTTATCCTCCAAAGACAATAGACATAGCGATAGCTTTACCTGTGCTTAGACCCGAAGATGGCTGCAATTCAATTGCATCAATACTTGAGTTGTAGGTCAATATGTCACCGTCTGATGCAGACGATTGCAAACCGGGAATACGGAACTTGTCTACCGAAGTATTGCCGAGCGTTACTTCATTAGTAGCTGTAGCAGAAGACGGTTCAGCATTATGGCCTAGCACAGTCAGGTTTGTACCTGTAGTAATCGTTGAACCAGCGTCATAACCTACAGCTACGTTCTGGCCTACTGTGCTGTTAAACAGTGCTTGATAGCCTACAGCTACATTCTCTCCGCCTGACACATTGCTAGACATTGCAATTCTACCAATAGCAACATTGTCTTGACCTGTAGTGTTAAGTAATGCAGCACCCTGACCAACAGCTACGTTGTTTGCACCAGTTGTGTTATTTAGCAGAGCTTGATAGCCAAGCGCAGCATTTCTGATACCAGAAGTGTTAGCATTAAGTGCAAAGCCACCCACAGCAGTATTAATGTTGTTTGTGCCATCGTCATTAGCAAGAGCGTCAGAACCAATACCAATAGAGCTATCTGCTACTCTAGCATCAGATAGACCATCAAGAGATGTAGCACCACCAGCACCCCACTCGTAGTCACTACCGTTCCACAACAATGCCTCACCAGAGGTAGCTGTGCTAGTGTTTAGGTGGGTGTCTACAAGTGGATTAACGTCGTTGGGCTGGACTGCGCTGTCAGCAAGCGAGCCTTGAGCCGCTGTGGCATAAGCGGTTGCATCGGTAATCGCCGCAGTTCCAAGGCCAAGATTTGTGCGTGACGCAGCAACGTTCAGAACGTCCGAAAGGTTGTTGGCTTGCAACAAAGCTCCAGAGAGTGAAGCATATGCAGCCACCCACACAGAGCCCTCGTAAACCTTCATGATGTCGTCAGTGGTGTTGAAGTACAGAGCGCCAGCCACAAGAGCGTTGCCATCGTTGTCCAGTGTAGGATCAGAAGCCTTCTGCCCGAGGTAGCGGTCATCAAAACTGTCCAAAGCTGCAAGAGCTGCGTCGGCAGACGCCGAAGCCGATGTCGCAGAAGACGCTGCCGCCGTAGCGGAGGAGGCCGAGTTGGTCTCTGACGTGGCCGCGTTGACTGCGCTAGTAGAGGCAGCAGATGCAGAAGTAGCGGCGGCTGCCTCACTTGAGGCTGCGTTCGTTTCAGACGTGGCTGCGTTTGCCTCGCTTGTTGCTGCGCTAGACGCTGATGATGTTGCGCTCGATGCCTGCGTGGTCGCTGTTGTCGCTGCCGTTGAGGCGGTCGATGCGCTCGCTGAGGCATTTGCTTCAGATACTGCGGCTGCCACCTCAGATGCTAGCGCAGCAGCCTCAGAAACCGCCAATGCTGCCTCGCTGGATGCGGCGGCTGCCTCACTGGCTGCGGCGTTCGTCTCGCTTGCAGACGCAGCTGACGCTGAAGACAGTGCCTCAGACGCCTTCGTCGTTGCTGTTGAGGCCGAAGTCGCCGCGCTGGCTGCGCTGGCTGCCGCGTTCGTTGCTGATAACGCAACAGCAGCCTCTGACCCGCCTGCTGCCGCCTCACTTGCTGCTGCGTTGACTTCAGATGATGCGGCATTGGTTTCTGAGGCAGCAGCATTCGTGGCTGAAGTAGAAGCTGCACTTGCACTGCTTGATGCGGATGACGCACTTGCAGCAGAAGCTGTGGCTGAGTTTGCTGCATTCGCCTCGCTAGAAGCGGCAGCAGTCTCAGAGCTTGCAGCGTTTGATGCCGATGTTGCAGCGCTAGCTTCGCTAGAGGCGGCAGCAGTTTCGCTTGCAGCAGCGTTGGCCTCAGCCGCTTCTGCATTTGTCTCAGCTAGTTCAGCAGCAGTCTCAGCAGTTTGAGCAGCAGTCGCACTGTTGGCAGCAGCAGCCTCACTTGCAGCAGCAGCAGCAGCCTGATTGTTTGCATCGAGGATTTGAGTAATGTTATCCGCAATGACCTGAATGTCGTTTGAAAATGGGCCAGCACCAACATCGCCAGTCGATGCGTCAAATGCCAATACCCGACCTTTGCGATCGTCGGTAAGAAGCATAGAAGGAGCAACCTCGAAGTCGCTCAAGTGAATTGTTCGATCAACCTTACTATCAAGATCAGCAATCTGAGCGATGATCGTATCAAGCTGCTCATTCAAAGCGGCCCGGCTAATATCTTGGCCAGCAACGAAGTCAGTGCTGCGCTCCAAGGATACATGGCGTACCACCGAAATGATAGAACCACCGGTAGCCCCAACAAGAGCTACGCTAAATGTAGCTGTGCCCGTCGAGCCATCACCGCCGGTCAGCGTGTAGTCTGAGCCTTGAGTCTTCAGGACGCCATCGAAGTAGATGTTCACGTCGCTGTTATCAAAGAACTCAAACGGAACCGCAAAGACGCTTTGGCTTACGCCCTGGCCTAGTGCGTACTCAATTCGTGGATTGTTGTTCGATACATCAATGGTCATAGACTACCTCGCTTTCTGCTTTGTTCTCACGCAGAGCCAGGCAACATCAACGCACAAAGATGCTAGGACAAATTATGGCCTGTTTGGCATTGTGTAATCAACAGCGCCCTGAGCAGCGCCCTCCAAGACACCACCGAAAGACATTGCGTCAATCAAGGGCATCAGGCGAACCAGGTCAGTTGCGCCCTCGTTGTAATTGCCAGACAACATATCCCCCATCGCCTTGGTAACGCCGTAAGCGTAGTCAGCGGGCGCGCCTCCAATAGAAATGGCAGCGCCAAGAGGATCAACATCACCAGAAAACTTAGGCTGAATTGGAAAGCTCGACTCAATGCCAAGCTCATGCGCCATGGCAATGCCACGATAGGTCATGTCACTGTAAATTGCCGCCAAGCCAGAGAAGTCAAAGGCCCTCATGATCTTGTCTTCTGGGTCCATATTATCCCAAACATAATCTGGTGTGCGGAATTTAACGATCGCAGCACCAAGACCCATTGCTATGGCAATGTGAGCCATGTTGTTGCGAACCGAACCGGACGCATAGTTACCCGTAATTTTTGTGAGCGCGCCCATTGTGTATGTGTAGAAAACAAACGGAAGAGCAAGGAGGCCACTCTCAGCGCGACGATATCCCTTAACCCTTGGGTCGATCGGCAACTCAAACGGCAGTTTGCTTGCAACGCTTTCCGGGATGTAGGCAACACCACCCATCACAAGCGGCTTATCGGCAGGCGTACCCATAATAATCCGGTTCATAACGCCAGACTTCAAAGCGTTTCGGAAAGCTAATAGTGCATCCTCATCAGTCCAGGCGTCTGTGTTCGGAAGGATCAATCCACCCTGGCTCTTCTCAGTTGGCATTTCGCCAAACCGACGCATCATGTCTTCACTGATATTGTACCTGGCAAGAAACTCCTTCTCAAACTTCGTAGCTTTTCCGGCAAGAAATCTTTCAGACGCCTCGATGATTGTGTGCCCACGCAGCAAACCATCCATTGACTTCATCATGATGGTCACTGGGCCAAGCAGGTTTAAGTTAAAGAAGGCATTGTTGAGCTTGTTCGATAGCCCATTGTTGAACATGTCATTGCTTAGGCTCTCTTGATACCGAAGCATCGTAGTGCCCTTCACTTGCTCAAGTGCCTCACCCGCCAAGTTCAGCTCACGCTTACCCAGCCCCAGAGATACATCATCCATAAGTGAGAGGACGCCCTTGCCGATCACCTTCATCTCATGATCCATGAACAAAGAAGCCGCATCACCAAACGCAGCAATCCCAGAGCTGGAGAGAAACGTCCAGGTGGTTACGTTGCGCAAACCTTCTGCAATTTTAGTATCGATAGCATCCACTCGATGGCGGTTTGTGCCAACAATCTGATCGTATGCGCCAACATAGTTGGAGATGTACCGATCGATCTTCTTCTCAGGTACGCCCTGCTCCGCCATGTCCGCGCGGATGTTTATCAGGTGATCTTCGAGGGTAATCAAGCCACCTGTCTTGGGGTTGCGCACTCGCTTATGGAACTCAATCTTAGGAGCGACCCTGCTTGTGTACGCAATCATTACAGACTTCACATCTTTCACCAGGAAGTCAGCGATTAGGGCGTTATCAATATCCAGGCGCCGAGACATCAAAGGTGATGACCTACCGAAGCCAGTAAAGATTGCATCCAGCATATCTTCATCAGTCTGGCCAAGAATGTTGTCGATCGTTTGGTTTACCCTCTTGGCGATTTCAGCTGGATCAGTAGAATACTTAATGTACTTCACCGTGCCATCGGGCTGCGTAACGTAATCCTCTGGGTTTTCCCGAAAGTGTTTGGCAAGTATTCCAAAGAAACCCTCTCGATCAGCTTCGATTGCACGCCGGTTGTAAAAGCGAGGGAAGTGTCGCTTTAGTCCACTAGGCTTTCCAGCGTACTTCGCCTTGCGAAACTCGATTGCATCTAGGTAGCCTTGAATCTTAACCCGCGTATCATTCATTGCTTTGCTTAGATCGCCAAGCGCATCGAACATGGAAGGCGTTAAATCTAGCTGCTTGTAAATGTCACCAATTTCCTCAACGCTTCGAGCGTTATTGATAAGCTCAAGCTGCTCTTCAAACTTATCAATTTTGGCAAGAGAGCCTTCAATCTCAGACTCTAGTTTTTTCTGAAGCTCTAGCTGTTTCTCGCTCAAGCCTCGGCTAGACGCCTGTGCGCGCAGAGATTCAAGAATATCAATCTTTTTTTGAGTTTGTTTGCGTAACTTTTCTGACGCTCCCGTCATCCACCTGCGGTTCTGAGCAATAATACTGTTAGTCACGCTGATCATTTCGCCTTGCCTGCCAGATTGCTTGAGCAAGTTTTCAACGAAAATGTCCTCAGTCCCAATAAGACCAACGTCTTGAAGGTCGCCCTTGTATTTAAGCATGAACGACTCAACTGCCTGAACGGAAGCAGCTTCCTGCGGGGTCATCTTTTCATAAGGCGTATTGGACATGTAAAGATCGCCAATATGCTCATACCAATCAGAAGGCGCGAAGCTGTCTTTGCCTAGTTTCCTGCGAATGGTCTCGACATAAGCTCCGACAGGAATGCCCAGAACAGAAGCATTGCCCCTGGGGCTCACCTCTCGATAGTTATTGTCAATGACCTCTAGGGCAGAGAACCAATCACCATCCCTACGCCCGGCCTCCATGTAGACAGAGTTACCAACACTACCTTGATGCTTATTGGCAACGAGCAGTGAGCCATTGTCGCCAGCAAGTTCTAGCATTCCTCGCTTATGCTCCATGGGAATATCTGGATCAGACAGCTCCGTGCGAACAGGCGTAGGAACAACCCCTGATAGAGGGCTTTCATTGAACCACTTGCCGGTCTGCGTGAAATCATCAGGGGAGCCAACGTCTCCATCAGCAGACCTTGAGGCAGCAGCTTCGCCTTCAACATTGCGGACATTGCTTAGCCATTCGCGCATGCCCTTTGCGCCTTGTCGCGTCCTTTCAGACTGACGAGCGGGAGCACCCATAATTCGACCAAGGCCATAACCAACAGTGGCGCCTAGCAGTGGAGCCGCCGCGGAAACTAATGCAGCATCCCTAAGCTCTTGGGATGGGTCATCAGAAATACCAATCGCACTAAGAGTCGATGGCGCCTGATATGCAAGCTCAGTCACACCAGCATCAATCGCACCAATCTTCGCAATGCGACTAGCGGTAATAGGTCTAGCCGCAGCCTGAACTGCACCTTCAAATGCAGGGGCCTTAGTCAGACCTGCCTGCAATCCCTTGAAGCCAATCGAACCGGCAAAGGGAATTAGGATAGAAGCAGCCGTGGTCGGATGGCCGATCATAACATTTGCAGTAGAAGAGCGGGCAATCGTTTCTTTGTACTGATTTGTACGCGACAGGGAGTTTAGTGTGGCATTGAAGTTGACCTCGCTCCCAATGCCGTTGCGCCGAAGGAAGCGAGCATCTTCATTCGACATAGGATTGCGTTCGATATAAGACTCAACCCTATCAACGCTGTCAGGCTCAAAGTCGTTTCTAGTGTATGTCTGAAGCTCAGTGGCTATTGGATTAAATACATCCCCCCAGAGCGCATTTGTTGTTTGTCCGAGCGTAGGTCGCACATCCGCGTTTTGACCTTTTTGTGATACAAACGGTTTAGCTGGAGGAACTTTAATGTCCATTACTGTAACGCCTCATATTTTTCACGGGCTTCATTGAAGATATCAAGAGGGTCTACACCATCGAGCTCCCTCTTGTACTTCATATAATCAGGGCTGGACTCAAAGGATTCAGCAGTAACATGATCCAGTGTTGCTAGGTATTCGATATCTAACTCAACAATTTTTTCGTCCGAGACGCCTGCCCTGTGGCCAAAGTCCAACATGCGCCTTGCGGTATGACGAGCTTCACTCTTGCTGTCAGAACTAGCGGGTAGAGCTGTAAGGGACCATATCTCATCGTTGATAGTGATTGGCGTAAAGCCTGAGCCATCGTCGTACCCAACATCCCACCGGGGAATACCTTCGTTGAAGCTAGAAATAACTGGGCGATACTTTAGCTCAACGCCAATCGCTTGAAGGCCAGCGTAGATTCGATCTCTGCGCTGCAATCTAGTTTGAGCTTCCATGCTTGAGGTAAAGACTTGAGCAACGGCCCTTGATCTAGTTAAGACATTCAAGCCAACAAGGTCACGCAAGCCCTCGACCCCAGCGTCGAAAGCAGTACCACCGCGCATTAGCTCACTGAAATCTCCAGACTCAGATATAAGGTCAGCAAGCTGATCTACGTTGTTCAGGATGTCACCTCTAGACACATAATTTAAGCGTGCATAAACAGTAGAGTCGCCAATGTAGGGGCCGACAACCTGGGTATCGACAATGGCCCCCTCGCTAATGTCATCAACGATTTCGGAAACAACATCCTGCGTGATGCGGCGACCGTTTAACTTGGCATACCTAAGAGAAGCAATGACCTGTTTCTTGTAGCTATTGCTCATAGGGAAGCCATCTAGCGCAGCGTAAATGGTCCCAGACTTAGGCAGCTCAAGGTCTGACTTTAGATCAGCTGTTAGGTTGCCATCATAGGTTCGCTCTAGAGCCAGGATTTCAACCGGAGACTTTCCGTACTGACGCGAAGCCAGCAGGATAGAAGAGTATTGAGCATAAGCATCTTCGCTCAAAGCCGACCGCATGGCATCAATCGGAACCGTCGTTCCATCATCCAGCGTTCCAAAGCTATTGCTCGCCTGCTCAAAGAAAGCAAACGCGCCTTCGATCTCTTCCTGGTTGTTGCTAGTCAATGCAGACTTCATTGCCTTAGCTACAGTAGGTAGGATGATGCCCTTCTGGAAAGCTGCGTTAGCCTTTGGATTGTTAATCGCTTGAGAAATTGTAACAGCTTGGCCATCGAATATAGAGTTGTCGTAAGCCTTTAGGTCATCAGGCAATACAGAAAGGCCAGACTGTATGGCAGTCTCAACAGAACTTGAGAAGGTTCGCTTAACTTGATCCGCTGCGTCTTCATTTAGGGCATTAAGCCGGGCGGCCATGAACCCTCTCGTTACGCTGTCCGAGGCTTTGTAGCTAACGCTGAGAAGGTCGAACAGTTTCTGTTCATCATCGGACTCAGCAGTGAAGGGCAAGCCTGATACAACAGCCATTTCAATCTTGCCGTATGCCTCTGCGGATACAGGTATGTCCCTCTGCTTTACTGAAGCAACAGACGAAATCATAGAGTTGGCTTTGCCTAGAAGCGTATCAGTATTGCTTAGGCCGGACATACTAATCCGGCTCAACAATGCCATGCTATCACCGGCAAGATCATTAGATTGCTCTAAGTCTCGTATTTGCTGGCTGAACGCTGAGGTTGCAGATGTGTTTCGCAGCTCTTCTCCGCGTGCTCGCTCTGGCCGAACATCCATAAAGCGAGTGGCTAGAGAAGATCGAGAGTCCTCTTCCATTTCGATCATTGCTCGATAGACTTCTAAGCCTTGCTCGTCACCAAGAACGCCCTGGAGTTCGATAAGGTCTGGGCGACTAGACTGTAGCTCAATGCTAATCTTGTCCATGTCATCAGAACTAAGATCGAGGGCATCCAGCTTCTTAACCAAAAATGTTGGCAGTGCCTCAGCCATAGCCCCCTGGCGAACATCAACATCAGCAATGCTACTTACGCTGGTAATTAAATCATTCAGGCTTGTGCCTGGCTGAATCTCAAGATCGCCAACAGCATCCTCAACAGCGACCTTCTCAATATCAGTATCCAGCTGCGCAATAGAATCGAGCGCAGAAATAATAGAACCAGCGCTTTGACTGGCAGACGCAGAGGCAATCATTACCGGAAGGTCTGGAATGCCAAGCTCTTGCGCAGTTTCTATAGACAAGGACGGGTTGCGAACCGCTAGCTTTAGCTTGGCCTGCTCGCCCTCAGATAGCGTTGAGAACGTAGTCATCAGGCGATTACTGTCCATCATGCTTTCGAGGCCATCAAGTTTTTCGTTACTCTTGATGTACTCGGAAACAGATATCCCATTAGGCGAATCAAAGAGCGACTGATTGCGCAGGCGCTCATTGGCAAGGATGATCCTGATTTGCTCTGGGTCTCCACCTTTCGCAATCAAATCACCGGCAAAGCTAATCTGTTCATAAGATGCAATCTGATTAGCGCGTCGAATTGCAGCCCTTTGAGCTGTGATTTCTTTTTTCTTTAGAGTTGCGTAGGTGCTGGCTACATACTGCTGACCAGTTTCTTGCAAAACGCGACCATAAAAGTTTAGCTCACCGTCTTCCTTTACCGCGCTCTCATACATGGCTCCAACGTAGTCGGACATACGCTGACGGTACTGATCGGCGTTTGCAGAACTACTCGCTAGCTCAGAGCCTTTAGCCTGGATTTCGGATAGGACCGAATCCTGAAAGCGACGATCGATTAAGTCCTGATATGCCTCAGTTGCAATCGAGCCGTAAGAAGACGGTGCAGTGTATGCGATAGGCTTACCGGTTTCGGGATCAATGTTTACAACGTCAGAAGAAGATCGAGACATGGCCTCTTTTTCGCCGCGCTTTTCTGCTTGATTGGCAGCAACGCGATATGCCTCTTGAGTGACCTCGTTGGCGAAAGAACTAATTGCCTCACCAACAGCCCTGCCACCCTGGCTTGCCCTAACAACACCAATAGGCTTGTTAAAGGTCTGAGTTTTCTGCCTGATAACCGCCATCGTAAAACCTATTTAGCCCGTTGATATTTGTAAGCGCCAGATGCCAGCGTTTGAGTTGCCTGAAGTAATGATGCGCGATATGCGTCACGACCCTGAGAACGCTCAGCGCCAGCCCTTTGAGCTGCCTGTATAGACTCAATATCTGTTTGCCTTTGAGCCCGTCTAAGGTCAGTCCCAATCGTTTCAGCTTGCTTCTCCATGAAGGCTCGAACGCTTGTGTCAGAGCCAATGTCTCGGCCCATAGCGGCAAACGCAGCCTGGTTAGAGGACGTAGCTGAGCGATACTCTTCCATACGCGCATTAGCGATTTGAGCAGCCTGAGCTTTATTTAACTCACGCTCGGTCTCAATGTTGTAAGCGTTTAACTCTCCAGCACGCTTTGCAGCCTTGCCAGCCGTGACGGTCCCATAGGCTGAAAGAAAGGTGCTACCAGCCAACAAACTCGCAGTAATTGGGTCCATTATAGAATTACCTCCGCGATGAAGCCGTTGACCTGCATTGGAAGTGGCTCGTTCTGTGAAATAGTTACCTTCGGGTCGCGACTGTACCCAAGCAACCTATACTCTTTCTTGCCAGAGAAAGGCGATGAAAGGCTGGTCGCTCTATCGTTTACCTTAATCGAAGACGTATCTTTGATGTCTGCAACGACAGTGTGAATGCCGCGTATCTCACCGGTCACCGGACCACCGGTCATGTTGGCATCAGCTGCATTGCTTTCGATCACTGCGTTGAACTTGACGCCTACGCAGATCGTAGTGCTATCATCGAGGGTGATGTTGATCGAAGCAGTACCGCCATTATCCACAACAGTGTACTCCCCATAGTAGGTTAGGCCATCGGAGCTAAGAGCTTGAACCGTATCTCCTACCGAATAGGCGTCACTAACATCAGCATAGTTAGAGGTCACGTCCACAACTAGGTATCGATCCAGGCCAATCTCACCATCAAACTCGCAAAGAACCAGGTCGCCATCAGGCGTCCAGATGTTTGCAAACACTCGATCGTGAATGCCGCACACCGAACAGAAGTTTCCATCGGTAGTTACTCGCGTCCAGGCTGCGCGCTTCTCAGCTCTGCTAGAGTTAAACAGGGCAAGATCACCATTGCCGTTAGACATAAAGGCGTAGGACTCAGCGCCCTGGAACGCACCATGAGAAACAGTCATGCAGCTTGGGGAGACAATTAGGTGCGATGAAATAGAGGAGATCGAGGTCGAAGTGTAGGCGTCTTCAGCGTCCGTATAAAGATACTCGCGCACGACATTACCACCGTTCTGAACAAAGATAGTGGCGCCATCGATCGAAACAGGTTGAGTGAATGAGCAACCGAACGGCGTCTGCATTCTGATCTGAGCGTTAGTCGGTGTGATAGCTTGGTTTAGATATGTCGGAACATATAGCTCCCCAGACGCACCAAAGATTTGCAAGTCCCTGTTGGAAATCATGTAGCGAATTTCATTCACATGCCCAGTCGCCGCGATGATAGCAATCGAATCAGTATCGTCTGCATCCCCAACATCGAAGTTAAAGAAGCTGCCAATCTGAGACATCCAGATTGCATCAGGCTGAGAAATTGTACCGCCAAAGCAGAGACGGTTTTCATGGAAGGCAACAGCCGCAGGATAGCCGCGAACCGCAGAGAAAGCCTGCTCGTCCCAATCAGCGGTAGGCGCATGAGTTGTCAGCTTAACATAGCCGCCACCATCCTCTGATGAATTAGCTGTTGCCCCAGCAAAATAATACCAGGTGTTCTCATCAATCACCCCACTAACAGTCCTGGAACCGTTAATGCTTGCAGTGTTTATTCCGCCTACGGCAGAAGCATCAGAAACAACAACACCCTCACCGCCAGCATAGCCATGGTTAATATGAGTTACCTCAACCCTGGAACTGCCATCAGTTGTTCTAAGGGGATTAAGAACTGAGAGACGTATTGTCAGAGCGTCAACAACAGTGCCGGTAACTACAGTTGAGCTAGTGTACCCCGTAATATCAATCTCATTGCCTCCATACCTAACGATGGTTCCGACGTGATCCGAAGTCCAGTGGGGCTCGCTTGTGGTCAGCGTAATAGAGCCACTAACGCCGCTAGGGTCTAGTGTCACACCAAACGCCTGGAACTTAGCATATGGCTGATAGGTCTGATTTGAATCAGAGCGCTGATCGAATGAGTAGGTAGTAATCTCAAACGCATCTAGCGCCGTGCGGATAAGCATCCGAGGCATGAACAGAGGGTGACAGATAAACATCACATCGCCGTACTGAGCGACGGTGTACTCTTGAAGATATTCTTCATCGAAGGGTAGGGCCGCAGCATCAGTATCTGCGGTAATCGTCTCCACCAGGTCAACGGTTCCTGCGGCTTTATCCAGGAAAAAACATCGAACCTTCTGATGCTCCACCGAGATAAGATATTGCTCATCGTCGGAGAAAGAGAAGTCAAACAAGTGAGACTGCGCTGGATGCGCGGCGTCATAGGTTAAACCGTAGTCATGAATGAACTTTAACCCGAAGCGCTTTTTAACGCTGCCTTCGGACATAACGATCATGTTCTCAAGGCTGGATGCAGACGCGGCATAGACGGGACTATCAGTCCGCATCTTGAGCGACCCGCTAACCTCACCAAACTGGAAGCTGTTCTGGGGTACTCTGATCTTCTGCATTAGCTACGCCTTTGAGCAATAAATCTCGATGTGTCCAAGCGCTTTGTTGTCTGGCGCTGTGAGTCTCTGTTGCGAGCCT